GCTGGTTCTGGAACTGCTGCACAAAGAAAGTTCTTTGGGTGAAGCTTGATTACAAACCGCCCGGTCCTGTAGCCAAGGCGTTTATGAAAGACAGATCATTTGTCAGGGGCATCCGTGGTCCGGTTGGCTCTGGCAAATCTGTTGCTAGCTGCATGGAATTGATGCGTATAGCTGTTACTCAGTCACCTAATCAGCAAAATGTACGCAGAACACGTTTTGCGGTTATCAGAAACACGAATCCGCAGCTAAAAACCACTACGATCAAGACATGGCGTGACTGGTTTTCCGATGATATTGGCAGATTTGTCTGGTCTCCACCATATACGCACAATGTTAACTTTGCTTTAGGCGATGGAACTACTGTTGAATCCGAAGTCATCTTCTTGGCTTTGGATAAACAAGAGGATGTTAAGAAGCTTCTTAGTCTTGAGTTAACTGCTGTGTGGATTAATGAGGCCAGAGAGATCCCAAAAAGCATTGTTGATGCTTGTACTATGCGTGTAGGTCGTTTCCCCTCGATGAGGGATGGTGGTCCTAGCTGGTATGGCGTAATTATGGACACAAATAGCCCAGATGAGACCCATTGGTGGGCAATCATGTCTGGAGAGGCTCCTGCTCCTGAATATATGTCCTCAGAAGAAAAAATGTTGCTTGTGAAGCCAGATGATTGGGTCTTTTACTCACAACCGGGCGCTATGAAGGAAGTAAAGGACAGAGAAGGCAACATAACTGGTTACGAGAAGAACTCAAAAGCGGAGAATCAGGGAAACATACAAGCTGATTATTATGACAAGATCATCCTTGGCAAAGCCCCTAGCTGGGTAAAGGTATATGTTCTCAACCAGTATCAGGCCCTGCTTGATGGCAAACCTGTATACCCATCTTTTAGAAAGGAATCTCATGTTTCGAAGTCACCCATCGAACCCAAAGTCGGTTCAGAAATTATCGTTGGCATTGATTTCGGCAGGACGCCGTCAGCTGTATTCACGCAGCAACTCCATTCGGGCAAGTGGACTATCTTCCACGAAGTCATCGGACAAGATATGGGAGCCGGAAGGTTCGCAGATATCCTCAAAAGAGAAATAGCCAAGAACAAGTGGGAGGGCTTTGACTTCAAGTTTGTAGGCGATCCGGCAGGAAACCAGATGGCTCAGACCTCAGAGACTACACCGTTTATGATATTGAGGGCTGCTGGCATTAATGCTCACCCTGCGCCTAGTAATGACAGGATTATGAGAGTCGAAGCTGTTGAAGGCGTTCTTAACAGGATGGTTGATGGATACCCATCACTTACTGTAAGCCCAACTTGTACAGTGCTTATTAGCGGATTTGAGGGTGGCTACCAATACAAGCGCCAGTATCATATGGGCAGTGAGAAATACGAAGAATCTCCAAGCAAGAACAGATTCTCTCATCCGCACGATGCGTTACAGTATGCTTTTTTAGGTGGTGGTGAGGGTCGTAGAGTGATTGTCGGTGTAGGTAATCTTCCTTCCCCCGCAACTGTAGAGAGAGCAGGAAACCCTTTTCAGCGTCAAAAAGCTAGGAATAGACGCACAAGGTTTTCAAGAGCGATATGAAGCTCATAGTTTGTTTTGAGGGGACCGATAACATTGGTCCTTGGAGACTTTTTACCGCCCATAGGCCCCAGTTTGGTCATGTGTTTATTATCTATTACGATGTAGATAACGAGATATGGATAAAGTTTGAATGTGCCAGCCAGCGCTTTGTGATAGATACATACAAGGGGGAAGATGCTGATTGGCTTGTCGGGTACTTGATTGAGAACTGTATCTGCTTAGACTGTGAAACCGAGCATACCGTTATATATGCTCCCAGATTTACTTACTGCGTAAGCATAGCAAAGCATTTTGTTGGGATAAGAAGTCCTTGGATATGCACACCATATCAGCTTTATTGTGAATTGATTAAGAAAGGCGCTAAGCGCATTTTTGAGCAGAAGTAGGAGATTAATATGGGTTTTATGTCACCTAGAAGTCCTGGCCCTGATCCAGAGCTTGAAAAGCAGAGAGCTGCTGAAGAAGAGCGCCTTGAAGCCGAAAGGCAAGCTGAAGAGCGCCGTAAAGAAGATGTAGAGCGTAAACGTAAGGCTAACCTTGTTGGGCAAAGAAGCTTACAGGATGAAGAGATTGGCGGCTTTACAGGTTTCCGTACACAGAAAAACATGGGCAAGTCCATACGATATTAAGGAGCCGACATGAGTCCGTATTCAGCAGGTGACGCTAGTCCAGAAGCCCCATCATCCAATAAAGATTCGGATGAGATCAAACGTGTAATGTCACGTTACAAAAAGGCAAAGTCGCGTTGGAACTCTTGGACTGATCTATGGGAAGAGATGTATGACTACGTTCTTCCTCATCGTGAAAGCTTTTTTCAGGAATCCCCTGCCGCTAGGCGCACAGAGAATATCTACGATGAAACTGCTGTAGTTGGCCTTCCTAAGTTTGCATCAAGATTGCAGCTTGGGTTCTTTCCCCCAAATGGCAGAGCTTTCAAGCTTATGCCGGGGCCAGAGTTTCCAAAAGAACAAGTAACTAAAGGTCTTTTGCAAGAGCTTGATCGTATTACAGATCTTTTCCATGAGGGCCTACGCAACTCAAACTTTAATGCTGAATTGCATGAAGGGTTGCAGGATCTTGGAATGGGTACAATGAACCTTCTTTGTGAAGAGGGTCGTTTTGTTGGTGATCTACACTTCACTTCTGTACCCCCAACCAACTTGGCTTTGATGTCAGGTCATATGGATAGAGTCAGCGATTGGTTCCGTTGGATGTATGATTGCGACATTACAGAAGTAAAGCATCGTTATCCTGATGCTAAGTATTCTGAGAAGATGAAGGAAATACAAAAGCGTGATCCTTCTAGGAAAACAAGAATCGTTGAAGCAACGATGTATGACACTCAGAACAAGTTTAAGGATGAGTATACATATTACCTTATATCCGAAACAGATGATGAGATTCTAATTAAGAAAACCTTGAAGGGAAGAGGATCTGTTCCTTGGATTACAACACGCTGGTCTAAATCAGGTTTTGAAGTATGGGGTCGTGGTCCTGTTCTACAAGCTATGCCAGCTATCAAAACACTTAACCTTACAGTGCAGCTTATTCTTGAAAACGCTGAGATGGCGATTGCAGGGTCGTACATTTATGATGATGATGGTGTATTCAACCCAGACAACATAACTATACAGCCGGGAACATTTATTCCAAGAAGCCCCGGATCATCTATCGACACATTGCAGTCTGCTGGAAGATTTGATGTGGGCCAGCTTATTCTCGATGATATGCGCCGCAATGTTCGTAAAGCTCTCTTTATAGATGAGCTTGATACACGTCCTAATGCTAGAACGCCTCTTTCAGCTACGGAAGTCTCTGAGCGCCTAGCTGATGTATCTAGAGATATGGGTGCTGTAGCTGGTCGTATGCAGAAAGAGTTTTTGCAGCCTCTTGTTGAGCGTATCGCAAAGATCTATTCGGATCAGGGATTGATTGATATTCCTAAGATTGATGGTCGTGAGTTGCGAATTGTCCCTGTCTCTCCCTTACTGAGGGCGCAAGATCAACAGGATGTGTCTGACTTTGTCAGGTTCCAGCAAACTGTAGCATCTACCTTTGGTCCAGAAATTACTCCTGTCCTCTACAATCAAGAGAAAGTTGTGCAGTACCTTGCAGCTAAGTTTGGCATTATGGAAGAACTCTTGGCTGACCAAAGCCAAGTAGAGCAGAATGTACAAACAATGCAGCAGATGATGCAGCAGCAAGGACCGCAACAATGAAGGAGAAGATAAATGTCTCGATTGATGGCAGGGGATACAGCAAGGAAGTTGACAAAGATCTTAATAGCAAAGCCTACGCTCTGTTTGGCTCGGGGATTGGAAGAGACTTCTTATCGTACTTGGAATCTATCACGACAAATAACGTCTACCCTGCTGGGGTGGGAATCGAAACTCTAGCCCATGCTGAAGGCTCAAGATGGGTTGTAGCTGTTATTAAGGGCCGCTGTGAACAAGGAAGGAAGCAAGGCGATGGCTAAACCCTCTAATCCAAGTTTGTATGCAAGAGCAAAAGCTATTGTGAAAGCAAGAGTAAAGAAATGGCCCAGCGCATATGCAAGCGGCCAGCTTGTGCAGCAGTATAAAAGGATGGGCGGTAAGTACAAATGAGCCTGACCAAATGGTTTAATGAAAACTGGGTAGATATCTCCACTAAGAAAGATGGCAAGCACCCTAAATGTGGTCGCAAAATGGGTGATGGCAGAAAGTACCCAAAATGTGTACCAGCAAGTAAAGCTGCCAGTATGAGCAAAAGTGAGAAGGCTTCTGCCACCTCTAGAAAGCGCAAAACAAATCCTAGTGGTGGCGGTAAAAAGCCAACATATGCGAGGACATAATGTCTAAAACACCAGCATGGCAAAGAAAAGAAGGTCAGAGCAAGTCCGGCGGTTTGAATGAAGCTGGTCGAAGATCTCTCAGGCGTCAGGGCAAAAACATCAAACGTCCTGTATCTGCCAAGCAAGCCAAGAAATCACCAAAAGCAGCAGCTAGACGCAAATCATTCTGTAAGCGTATGATGGGTATGAAAAAGAAGCTTACATCTAAAAAGACGGCTAATGACCCTAATAGTCGTATTAACAAAGCACTTAGGAAATGGGATTGTTAAATGGAACAAGAAGCAGTAACTCAAGAAGCTGAAACCCAAGAGGTTCAGGCTCAAACGGAGCAGGAGCAACCTCAAGAACAAGTAGCAGAAAGACCTGATTGGCTTCCTGAGAAGTTTGACAGGCCAGAAGAGCTTTCCAACAGCTACAAAGAACTTGAGAGAGCTTTCTACACCAGAAAAGAAGACTTAAGAAACCAGATTGTCGAAGAGCTTAATGCAGAAGCTTCTAGCGCAGCCCCAATCAGTCCAGCAGATTATGAAGTCAATGTTCAATCGCCAGATGGCGTTGAGCTTAACATTGATGAAAATGATCCGCTTCTGGATTGGTTTCGTGATAAGGCTCACAATTACGGAATGTCACAAGAAGAGTTTGATGGCCTAATTAACGAGTGGGCTGCTATGGACTCTAATCGTGGTCCAGACTGGAACGTAGAGTCTGAGCAGCTTGGAGAACACGCAGAGAGAAGGCTTGAGCGTGTAGATTCTTGGGCTGGCAAGAATTTGTCTGAAGAAGCTTATAATGTGTTTGCCAATGTCCCGGCATCCGCTGGCATGGTTCAGCTATTTGAAGAGCTTATGGAACTAAATGGTCAACCACAGTTTAACATGATTAGCCAGACTGAGTTTCAAGAGACTCTTAGCATTGATGATTTGCGTAATATGCAACAAGATCCTCGATACTGGAAAGGTAATGATCCGGCTTTTGTCGAAAGAGTTAAGGCTGGATTTGCTCAGTATTCGAGAAATAAGGGATAATGTGAATTAACAGTAAGATCATTATCTGCCAACTTACGTTTACTTGAAGGCCCAATTAGTTAAGGACAACCGAAAGGCCCAGCGCTAGTGGACAACCAGATAGGAAACAAACCTTTGACTTTAACAGCTTTTAAGGAGCATTGAGATGGCTACACCAACTATCTCCACCTCCTTTATCGAGGAGTTTGAATCCGGCGTCCACATGGCGTATCAGCGCATGGGTTCAAAGCTTCGGAACACTGTTCGTACACGCAATGGCGTGAAGAACAAGACTACGTTCCAGAAAATCGGTAAAGGCGTAGCGACTACCAAGGCGAGACACGGAAATATCGCCCCCATGAACCTCACCCACACAAACGTAAATGTGACAGTTGAGGATTATTTTGCTGGCGAATGGATCGACGATCTGGACCAGCTTCGTATTAACCACGATGAGATGATGGTTGCTCAGCAGTCTGGTGCTTACGCACTTGGACGCAAAACTGACGATCTCATTCTTGCAGCTATGGATACGACTACATCCACTCACAATGAAACATCAAATGGTGTTACTTTGGCTTGGGCTTTGGGTCTTATGGAGCTGTTTGGCAATAACGAGGTTCCTGACGATGGACGCCGTTATGTTGTCGTTGGTTGGGAGCAATGGTCACAGCTTCTGGA